ATGAGCGCCGAGATCATCCAGTTCATTCCGCGCCCGCATCCCAAACGCGAGCAGACGGACTTTCCCACGATCGCATTTCGCGCGGTGTTGCCTGATCCTGATCCGGATTGCGACACGGCTCCGAGCGAGTATCTCCCGTCCGATTGGCAGGAGAAGTGAGTGGCAAGAACGATTACGCAGATCCGTTCGCTTGCACGAAGTCACACGAGAAGCGCGATCAACGCACTGGTCGGGGTGATGCGATCGACCAGCGCAACCCCGGCTGCCCGCGTCTCCGCAGCCAATGCCATCCTTGATCGCGGCTGGGGCAAACCGCCGCAAGCGATCGAGAACGGAGACGGAGCGCTCGAACTTGTGCATCGCATCGAGCGCATCATCGTTGAGCCAGAGGGGGCTGAGGGCGACGACGCCTGAGGGCCAGCTGCGGCCCGCCCGGTTCAGCAGTTCAGATTCAGCAGTTCACTTGGGCCGGTCGTCGACGATCGCTCCAACAGGTTCAATCACGTCATTGAGAGCCTGGACCGCTATCACTACCGCTCGCAGCATTGAGCGCCCCGATCCACGGGACCGGTCTACCAACGCGTTGGCCGCCATGATATCTATCATGGTGTGTCAGAGCGGAATGGTCGTATTGTGCGATGATGCAGCCTGCTCGGTCGGTAGTGTCTGATCTCATATCGGTGGATGTCGACGGCCATGGCCAATAGGCCTTTTCGTGCACTAGGGGGCGGTGAGCATGACAGTGCCCCTCTCGACCTTTCAATCGATCTGGTGGCTATTGGGTTACGCCATAGCTCGGCTGGTCTTTCCGGTCGTCTCATTCGGTAAGGTCCGGGTCGGCCCAATCCTCGATTCTCACAAATTCAACTGGCTGGGCTATCGGGATCGCGAAGAAGGCTGCATGGAAATCGAAGCGACTTTCGCCACCTTGATCGGACTCCTGGCTTTTTGTGCGGGGCTCATGGTGATCCTGTTCTTCATTCACTGAGCTGCATCACCGGTCGGCATTTTCCTCACGCTTTTATTCGCTAGCACAGGTGCGCTCGCGTACGAGCCCAGGTGAGCTAGGCCCGCGATCACCTGAGATGTGCGCAACGATTGCGCGCCGCATACTCCAATCCGGACGATTGGCTTGCCGGCTTGCTCAGAGCACGCTCTCGTCAATGACCGTTCAAGCGAGATGATCACCGCTCGGCATCAGACGGGCGTGCACGCCGATTTCCCTTACCGAGAGCAGCCTTGTCGATCCTGAAAATTCCAACCGCAAAAGTGTTCGAGCCGCTGCTTCGGCCGGCACGTTACAAGGGAGCATTCGGCGGCCGGGGGTCGGGAAAGTCTCACTTCTTCGGCGAGCTTCTGGTCGAGATGTGCCAGGCCGAGCGCGGCACCTTGGCGGTTTGCATCCGCGAGGCGCAGCGGACACTGGCGCAATCATCAAAGCGGCTGATCGAAAGCAAGATCGCGTCGCTTGGCGTCGGCCAGGGGTTCAAGGTATATTCGGACAGGATCACAACGCCCGGGGACGGCGTGATGATCTTCCGGGGCATGCGCGATCACACCGCGGATTCGATCAAGAGCCTCGAGGGCTTCAAGGTCGCGTGGATCGACGAGGCGCAGTCGCTGAGCGCGCATAGTCTCGCGTTGCTGCGGCCGACGATCCGTGCGCCCGGCTCGGAATTGTGGGCGAGCTGGAATCCGAGGCGGAAGTCGGACGCGGTCGATGACTTCCTCCGGATACGCCAGCCGCCCGGAGCCATCGTCGTCAAAGCAAACTGGCGCGACAATCCGTGGTTTCCCGCGGTGCTTGACGAAGAGCGGCGCACTGATCTTGCGCTTTATCCCGATCGCTACAATCACATCTGGGAGGGAGGTTACGTGCAGGCGTTCGAAGGCGCTTACTTCGCGGAGCTCTTGACTCAGGCGTCCAAGGACGGCCGGATCGGCAAGGTGGCCGCTGATCCGTTGCTGCCGCTACGCGCCTTCATCGATATCGGTGGCGCCGGTGCGACGGCCGATGCCTTCACGATGTGGATCGTGCAGTGGGCCGGCAGCGAAATCAGGATCCTGGACTACTATGAGAGCGCCGGCCAGGTGTTGGCGTATCATGTCAATTGGCTGCGCTCGCGGAACTATCAGAACGCGATCCTGTATCTTCCGCATGACGGCATGGCGACCAACAACGTCACCGGTAAGCGCTACGAGGACCATCTGCGCGACGCCGGTTTCGCCGTCGAGCCACCGGTGAAGAACCAGGGCCGCGGCGCAGCGATGATGCGCATCGAGGCACTGCGCCGGCTCGGACCGCAACTCTGGTGGAACGAGGCGACGACGGAGGCCGGCCGTGACGCGATCGGCTTCTATCATGAAAGGAAGGACGAGGTGCGCAACGTCGGGCTTGGTCCTGAGCACGATTGGTCCAGCCATGCTGCCGATGCGCTCGGCCTGATGGCGATCTGCTACGAGGCGCCGGGGAGAGCGGGCAGCTTCAATCGGGTGATCCAGTACCGGCAGCAGGGGTGGGTGTGATGCAATGCGTCATTCGCCCTCACGATTCCTGCTTCGCCGGACATCAGAGAGTTCACCAGGCTGCATGAGAGATACTCGATCGATTCCAAGTTGATCAATGGAATGAATGACCCCGGAGGCCAAACATGTCATGGCAATCGCAAAAAATGTCCACCTCAGACCTCAAGGCGATGCTCGCCTCCGAAAAGGCCGATGCGCTCGCGGCGCTGTCCGCAGCGCGGCTCGCCGAGGAGCGGGCGGACGCAATGGATTATTATCTCGGCGACATGCGCAAGGACATGCCGGCGCAGGACGGCCGTTCGCGGGCGGTCTCGACCGATGTCGCCGACACCATCGAGGGGCTGATGCCCTCGCTGATGGACATCTTCGCCGGCTCCGACGAGGTCGTGCGCTTCGAGCCTGTCGGCCCCGAGGACGAGGCCGCCGCGCAGCAGGAGACCGATTACGTCAATCACGTCTTCATGCAGCAGAATCCGGGCTTCATGACGCTCTATTCCTTCATCAAGGACGCGCTGCTGTCGAAGGTCGGCGTCGTGAAGGTGTGGTGGGAGGAGCGCGAGGAAGAGAACCGGGAAACCTATTACGACCTGACCGACGACCAGTTTGCGCTGCTGGCGCAGGCGGTGATGGAGTCGAATGGTGCGATGAAGATCGTCGAGCACACCGTGCGCGATCTGGCCAGCGATGTGGGGACCGAGGTTACGAGCTGACCGCTCGTCGTCGTTCGGGCTCGCGACCTAGAAGGAAGTCCCAAGCAGCGCCAGACTCAGAATTCTGCGGGCCGACGTCGACCGTTCGGCTCGGATTGCTGGCTGCTCAAGTCCTGAGATATGAAAAAAGGACTCCGATCAAGATGAAGCCACCGGCGCCCATGCGATCATGATGCGATCATTTAGTCGCGCCCGATTCGGATAGGTTTTGCCTGCTTCAGTAAGGAGTGAGGGTCGATCGCTGACCCTCACCGGCATGTATGGCGCGTGGGCGCGACGTATGGCGGGTCAGTCCACCCTTGGTCAGCCTGAACGACGGACTCGTCTTTCGCAGGTGTGGAATGACTTCGGCCGACTCGTTGGGGTACGGAACGACCACCAACGTCTCAACGATGCTTCCATCGGTCACGGTCAACACCAGTATTCCCGATCAGAGCGGTGTTCCTCAGTCGGCAAGAAACAAAATGTCGTCGATCGGGGCGGAAGGCTCGGTCGCGCCTGTCGAGCCATGGAGCCCGGCGACGGCGACACCCCGCAGCAGGCGGGCGGCTTGTACGGTTTGATGCTGGACTATCTGCGCGACAACTATTCGGCGGACCGCTGAAGGCTTCCAAGCGGGATGGCGAAGCACACGGAGTTTGGTGCATAGTCGCGATTGTCGTCGAAATGTTCAGGGAATTGCCATGTCTGTCGCCTTCTTTGCCGTCGCCGCAATTGTCGCAATATGGTCGGCCGTCAAGTCCGAGGTCATTCGTCGCCAGCTTGTCGATTCGCTTCCTCCACAGTTCCAGGACTACGACATGTCGCGATACGCGCTTCACACCTATGCGCTCGCGCCTTCGACGTCGTTGCCGCAGCAAGCCGAGTACATGAAGACCTTGTACGGCTGGTGCGCCGCTGCCTTGGGCGGCTCGCTTGGATTCTTCGCGGCGGGAAATATCGTGTTTGGTTGTTTCGTGCTGATTGGAGTCTTCTGGGTTGCTTATCAGACGTTCAAATCCTGGAAAACCTATCGAACCAACTGCGAGTTGGCAGTCGATCAAACGCGGTAAGGAGCACAGATGACAGCAGGGACTTACGGTGGAGGAACGTTTGGCTGGCCATGGGGCGGCGGGGTCGGCGCGTACATCGACAATCACGGCAGACTCTATCCCCAAGTGTATGCGGGCACACCTCGCTGGGGCCTGTCCGCGGGATACACACCAGACCTTGAAGGACTGCTGACTGGGCCGTCGGCATCAGGCAGCATCGGATTCGGACCAGTTCGCGCGAATGTCGGGACCAGCGGAGGCGCGCACGGTGTTGGCTTTGGGACGCCTGGCGCCGGTGTGACGTACGGGTTTGGGCCCTACGAAATGTCCGACGATTATTCGCAGCCCTGGAGCAGACCCCTTATCCGAGATAGCGGTGCGGCCGCCGGGATCCCAAGCAGAAGCAATGTTTGGGAGTACGACTATCCCGACGCCGGATCGCGTCCAGTTGCGTCGGCGGGCGATTTCGGCGCCGCCGGCAGACTCCGTTCGCCGCGCGAGTATGGATATCCCGAAGTGCCCGTAGGCGGTGCGGCCGCGCGGTCGGGAGCGAGTGGGGGGCTTCTGGGCCGGATCGTCGCCCTGACCGACAATGGCGCGGACAGCGTGGATTGGCGGACGCCGGCGATCGCGTCCCCATCATCAGGCAAGGCTTTCAATGAGGGGGTGCCTCCTGTGCGATTTCTCGAAAGGATCTTCGGTCCTTCCGGACGTCAGGCTGACACTTCCGATCTGCGTTACCCCGAGTTGTCCCTGAACGAGTTGGCCGATTTTCTGCAAAGCTACGCACCTACCAATTATCCGGGCAAATAGATCGCCGACGCGATGTACGAGCGCTTGTCAGGCGCACAAGCCGTCGCATACCCCCATTAGATGAGCTCAACGAAAATGGCTGTTCCCATGCTTCCGGGGCCGGCGGCGATGCCGCTTGGCTCATCCATTACACATGACGTCACCATCGTCACCACGCGAAAGCTCGCACAGGCGAGGGTGCTGGGTGTTCCGCCGGAAGAATTCGGCATCGAGCGTGGTGCACGTAGCATCCATGACTGCAACTACTGCTTCCACGAGGTGGTGACCAAGACGGAAGTCCAGCTGATTGCCGAAGGCTTCGATGCCGCGCAGATCAGTTCGCTGAACGACTATACCGGCAATACCAACATCGAGACATTGGCGCGCGATACCGCCGACGAGCATTTCGGTGCCGGCGCCGGCAGCATCAACGCGGCGGCGCGGCTGGTGCGGATCACCGAGCACTATGTGCGGATGGACTATGAGGGTAACGGTCGGCCGTGCCTGTATCAGGTGATCACTGGAGGCGACCAGTGCGAGATCCTGCGTAAGGATGGGCGTGACTGCATCACGCCGTTCGACGCGGTTCCGTTCGCGGCGACGACGCCGGTGCCGATGACGCATCGCTTCTTCGGCCGCTCGATCGCCGAGTTGGTGATGCCGCTGCAGCGGGAGAAGACGGCGCTGAAGCGCGGCGCGCTGGACAATCTCTATCTGCACAACAATCCGCGCGTCGAGGTGGCCGAGAGCAATGCCGGTCCCAATACACTCGATGACTTGCTGGTCTCACGGCCGGGCGGCGTGGTGCGCACCAAGACGCCGGGAGGGCTGAACTGGCAGGTGGTGCCCGACATCACCTCCTCTATCTATCCGATGATGCAATATCTCGATGCCGAGCTCGAGAGCCGCACCGGCCTCAGCCGCCAATCGCAAGGCATCGACGCCAACGCGCTGCAGAACCAGTCGGCGACCGCGGTGGCCCAGGTGTTCTCGGCTTCTCAGATGCGGGTCAAGCTGATCGCGAGGATCATGGCCGAAGGCGTGCGCGACATCTTTGCGCTGCTGCATGGCACGATCCGCAAGCACGGCCAGCAGCGGCAGACAGTGCGGCTGCGCAACAGCTGGGTCACCGTCGATCCGCGCAACTGGAAGACCCGCGACGACATGACGATCAATGTCGGCCTCGGCACCGGTGGCAAGGCGCAGCAGTTCGCGCAGGTGATGGCGCTTGCCAATGTGCAGAAGGAGCTGATCGGCGGCGGCAAGATCAACATGGTCGGCGACCGCGAGCTCTATAACACCGCCGTCGAGCTGACCCGGATCATGGGGCACAAGAATCCGAGCCGGTTCTTCAACGATCCGACCGCGGTCAATCCGCAGACCGGACAGTTGCTACATCCGCCGCCGGCGCCGCCATCGCCGCCGCCGGATCCACGCGTGCTGGCGCTGCAGGCCAGGGCGCTGGCCGATCAGCTTGCCGTCGTCCATCGTGCGCAGGTCGAGCAGCAGAAAGCGCAGGCCGATGCGATCCATCAAAAGCTCAAGGCCGAGGCCGAGATCGAGCTGGCCAAGATCAAGGCCGAGCTCGATGCCCAGATCAAGGTGTTCGACGCGCATCTGAAGGCTGCGACGGAAGCGCGGAAATCAGAACGCATCGCTGTGCCGGGGGCGCGAAAAGGCCAGGGACGGCCACCATTACGTTGAGGATCCGAAGCGGCCCGGCAAATTCCTGATGGTCGTTCCTCATGTCTGATTTCTCTCTGGTGCCCGTCGACCATCAACCGGATTTCGCAGGCGTTACTCTTGTTCCCGTCGACCACGATCCGTTCGCAGCGGAAGTTCTGATTCGAGCCACTGGAACGCAAGCCGAAGGTCAGCCTCAACCGCGTGCAACAAGCGCCGTCCCGCCGGATGTCGGTGTGTCGCTACGCGGCATGCCGCCAGTGGTACCCGGCGAGTCCTACGAGCCGGATTCCGCGGCCACTGGAGTTGCGGGCCAAGTCGCCGCACAGGGGCTTCAATCGGCCGACCGACGAATTGAAGGCGGCGACCTATACGCTCGGCCCTTGGCTTTGTCGATGCAAAGCGCCGCGACGACTTTCCCAGAGCCGTCATAGCTGCAATTGGAATGATACTGGGCGCCATGGGCGGCGCCACGTCCAGACGTGCCGAAGAAACAGCAGTGATCGGCGATGGCGTACCGATCGCCGGCCGAACTCTATATCATTACATTGATGAGGCAGGTCTGAATGGTATCCTAAAAGAGGAAAGGCTAATCCGTCTCTGAAAGCCACAAGCCCGAATGATGTTCGATATGGAAATGGCCAATATCTTTCCGATATCGCCGGGTACCTTGAAACCAGCAAAGCTTTCCGCGAGCCTTCTTAAAAATTCCCTTCCAGGGAGGAGATTTACCCACTACCTCGAAATCAAACACTGCGATCTGGATGTCATTCGAGGCCGGCCCGGTGTTTATGTTATCCCAAACGGGGTGCCGTTGGATTTAAACGGTAGGGTTGTCAGTAGCGGAAAGGTGCCAAGCGAATGATCTATCTCAAGGTGAAATGGAAGCATTCGTTCTCTGATGAACCCGTGCTTCTTTATAGTGAGTTGGATCGCGAACGTTGGGAGGTCCGCAAGGTCGAAATCTTTCGTAGCGGAAGAATGGGGTATGCGGGTCCCGGAAGCGCTGACGGTGGAACGGATTTAGGCGTCGAGCCACTCCCATCCTTTGAGGAGATTGCCGGCGACCCCGAGTTCGAGCCGGAAATCATTTCAAAAGCGGAGTTCGACAAGGTTTGGGCAAAGGCGACGGGATGATTCGACTTCTGGCTGCGATGCAGCACGATCTGCAAGCGGCGTTGGACCAATGTCATGTGCATGCCATTGATGCCTGCAATTGCAGCCGAGGCGGTGATCGATAATCTGTATGGAGCCCAAATCAACGTTGGGGATTAACGATGGCGGTCACGATCGGCTTTGAGCTCTCTTATGGGCAACTCTCTGTGTTCGCGAGCGCGCTGAAGAATCCGTACAATGACTGGACTGATCAACATGTCTCGCAGGGCTTCACCTGGCGGCCTGGCAGCGTGTCGTTCAGCTCGATGGTCGAGTCCGGTCGGCACTCGGTGGAAATCCACGTGGTAAACCACGCCGCTCCCGTTCACGCCGACGCGGTTCGCGCAGTTGAGGTCCCCTTCGAGGTTCCGGCTGACGGGGCTATAGAGGTCGGAAGCATTGCAGAAACCGTTCCGCTGGAGCTGCCGCCGGGATCCTTTCTGCTGCGCTGTGAGTTCTTTCAACCTTCCGGTACCGACGAAGACGAGCGGGTGCGGCTAACCTTTGCGAAAAAGGACGCCCCTCGCTTCGCGGTCGTTCGTGCAGATCCGGAACTGTCGGTCCGTGATGATTTGCTGACGACTGCGCGGCCAGCCATTTAGTTGAGCGGTCGCCAGCACCAATCCCGAAGATGCTTCGACGAAGATTATTGAAGCAGTGTGGCAAACTGAGCATAGCGCCGGCGACAATGCCGACCGCGGCGGCGGCGCCGGTGTGACCATAGGTCAATGTCGCGATCGCCATGCGCCAGCCGAGACGAACTGGCGGCGACGACAAATCACGTGCCGCTTTCAATCTATCGAACACGATCCCTTCGCTGGAGAATCCTCGCGATGACGATTGCCGATGAATCGAGACTCGATCAGGCGGTAGGCCGGGGTGTCAGGGCCGAACGCCTGCTCGCCGACGAATTGCTGGTCGAGGCGTTCGCGACGCTCGAGGATGCCTATACGACCGCGTGGCGGTCGACGACGATCGACGACGCGTCCGGCCGCGAAAAGCTGTTCCTGGCCATCAACGTGGTTGGGAAGGTGCGCGATCACCTCACCGCCGCGGTCACCAACGGCAAGCTGGCGAAAGCCGAGCTGAAAGAGCTGGCGCAGACGGCGGAGCGGAGGAAGCGGTTCGGAATCTTGTAGCGACAATCGTTGACAATGTTCTTGTTTTGTTCTATGTCGCATGAGGGCGCACCAGCAGGTTGTGTCCGAGGGCGGGCATCGCGTTTCCAGCCCGTGTGCACGACATGCCGTGAACAAGCGCCTTCGAATCATGGTCTGCTCCGAAAGTAGATCCGGATGGATGGGATGCTGACCCGACGGCATTTCCAATATGAGGATCTTGTTCGGTCTGTACATGCCATCTTCCGGGAGTTTCGTTGTGGTGTTGCGATCAATGCTCCGCTGGTCCGCTGAACTTTTGCACGTTGTCCTTCTCGCGTCCCTGTGTGCGGTTTTGGTGTTGCCGGATCGCGCGAACGCGCAAGAGAGCAGGCCTTCGGCGCAGCCCAAGAGTATCCCGACATTGGAGTCTCTGCCTCATACGGCACTCCCCGCGGGGAGATTCAACAGCTGGTGTGGAGAGAGCGATCGATATCTCCTCGATACGAATGGCCAGCTCAGCGCCTATGACGCCGATGGCAAAGTTACGCCGATCGCTGTTTCCCCTGGTCGCGGGTTGCAATGCCGTAACGACGGCCGGCAACTTGGCTACGTCTACAACAAGAGTGTGTTGTGGGTTGATATCGCATCCGGCGATAGCGAATGGGTGGCTTCCTATGAACCACCGAAGAGGAAGAATGCGGTCATTTCATTTTCGCCCGATTTCAAAAGCGTCGCGACGAGTGTCCCGCTGAATTTCAGGTCGCTGGCGGAATACATGGAGCAGAGGAGCGAGCGAGGAGGCGACGTGCCTCAACCTCCAGGGCCTGGAATGGCAGCTGTGCCGTACATGCCAGATGATGATGCAGCCTCATTCGCAGATCGCTTCGGCGATCGATCCCAGGTTCGACGATTGCCGTCGCGGTGGGACCGGCCCTGATACGCGATCACGCGTGCAGCCGTCGTGCGGAGAGAATTTTCTGTCAGTCAGAAAAATTATCATCATGCATGTTGACACGTCGGGCAACTCACTAGCATAATCTCATCATCGAAAGTTTTGAGCCCGCGCCGGGAAGCCGCCGCGGGCCTTTTCATGACGCCGACCCTGCCCACGCAGGCGCCACGGCGGAGACGAGGGCCGGCCGAACCGGAAGCGAACTTCCGCGCCATCGTGCAGCCCGAGCGCTCAACCACCCAAGACCATCACGTCCGCCCATCTCGATGCCGAACGTTCCGCCGATTGGGCGGCCGTCCGCTCGCGTTGTCGGACAGCACAAGGACCAACACATGGCTTTGCCTACCAACACGGTGACGACCTACCAGGCGATCGGCAACCGTGAAGACCTCAGCGATATGATCTATCGCATCGATCCGACCGACACTCCGTTCATGAGCGGCGTCGATAAGGAAAAGGCCTCTGCCGTCAACCACGAATGGCAGACCCAGGCGCTGGCGCCGGCCTCCAACGCCAACGCCCAGCTCGAGGGAGATGACCCCACCGCCAACGCGCTGGTGCCGACCGTCCGGCTCGGCAATCTCTGCCAGATCTCCTACAAAATGGCGCAGGTGTCGGGCACGCAGCAGGCGGTCGACCACGCCGGCCGCGACAACGAACTCGCCTACCAGGAGATGCTGCGCGGCCTCGAGCTGAAGCGCGACATCGAGACGATCCTGGTTGGTAGCAACCAGGCCAAGGTTGCCGGCTCGACCAGTGTACCGCGCAAGACGGCGTCGGTGTTGTCGTGGGTCGTGAGCAATACGTCGAAAGGGACGGCCGGCGGTGCAGCCGATCCGGCCGCGGCCGACGGCATCGGCACGCGAACCGACGGCACCCAGCTGGCGTTCACGGAGGTGCGGCTGAAGACCGTGCTGTCGTCGGTCTGGAGCAATGGCGGCAAGCCCGGCACCATCATGACGGGCGCTTTCAACAAGCAGGTATTCTCGACCTTCACCGGCCGGTCCACCGCGATCGAAGAAGCCAAGTCGAAGAAGATCGTCGCCTCGGTCGACGCGTACGAATCCGACTTTGGCAAACTGAAGGTGGTCGCCAATCGCTTCCAGCGTCCGCGCGACGTTCTGGTGCTCGAGATGGACAAATGGGCCGTCGCCTATCTCAACGGCCGCAACATGATCTCGATCCCGTTGGCGAAGACGGGCGATTCCGATCGGCGCCAAGTGCTGGCCGAATACGCGCTGGTCGCGCGTAACGAGAAGGCCTCCGGCGGCGTGTTCGACAACACCACGTCCTAACTCCGTCATTGCGATCTGGCGGGCAACTTCGGTTGCCCGCTTTCCCTTGCCTCAGGAGGCCTTCATGCCACTTCCCGGTAATCACACTCTCAATACCGAGCACCTGACGGTCTATACGCCGTCGTGCGGTGCGTCTCCCGTTGCTGCCTATATTCGGGTTCCATTTCGTTGCCGCGTGCTGAAGGCGACGGGAATTCTGGGCGGCGCGATCACCACGGCCGACGGCACCATCACGGTCGCCGCCAACGGCAACACACTGACGACCTTCACGGTACCGCAGGCTGGATCGGCTGCGGGGCAGCTGTTCTCGGCGGTACCGGCTTCGCCGACATATCTCAACGAAGACGATGTCATCGTGCTGACGCCGTCAGGCGCGTCCGGCGCCGCCGTTCCCATGCACTTCTCTCTCTCGGTGAGGACGGCCTGATGTCATTCTTTCCCAAACATCCGGCGTCGCGCCTCGGCGTGACGCAGACGATCGCCTACGACGCAAGCGTCGGGGCGACCAATGCGTTCGGTGCCGAGACCTACCAGCTGCGCCTGGTCGCCAACTCCGCCTGTTGCTATCGGATTGGCGACGGCACCCAGACCGCGACGACCGCTGATATCTATCTGCCTGCGAACCTGGTCGAATACGTCATCGTCAGTCCCGGGCAGCGGATCGCCGCAATCAAGGCGACAACCAATGGCTTGGTCACGGCAACCGCCGGCACGCTCTGGGTTACGGAGATGTCGTGATGGACGGCATCCTGATCCGGCCGCATTTCGACAGCAACGGTCGCGACCTTGCGATCGAGCACGTGCAGGATGTCGAGCCGATCCTGCAATGGAATCATGCGGCGCGTCGCGACGAACAGCACAGCGAGTGGGGCCGACACGTCGCGCGCATCCCCAACGTGATCTACGTCAAATGGCTAAACGAAGAATACGCCAGGGGCAACACGTCGATTGGGATGTTCTGCCCCGAGTTTGACGCCATCGTGCAGCGCAAGCTCGACGATCCCGAATGGGCCTACCTGCGCACCGATCGACCGAAGCTGCAGGCCGGATGGACAGCGGAGGCCTCGTGACACAAATCGTGGACTATGCCTCCCTGCAATCGGCGGTGACGGAATATCTGGCGCGCGATCAGGATGCCGTCCTGATCGCGCGGATCCCGACCTTCATCCAGCTCTCCGAGGCGAAGCTCAATCGGGAGCTCCTTGTTCGCCAGATGGAGCAGCGCGCCATCGCGGTCATCGACCTCACCTCCGACGAGCCCGAGTTTATCGCGCTGCCGACCGACTTCCAGTCGATGCGAAGGATGCGGCTGTCGAGTGTGGCGGGCAAGCCTTGGCTCGAGTTCAGGTCGGGCACACAGCTCGACGAATACCGGTTCGGCATATCGGACGTCGCGGGACAGCCCCGATACTTCACGATCTTCGGCAACGAGATCGAGATCGCTCCGAAACCCGACAAGCCCTACACGATCGAAATGGTGTACCGGCGGGTGGTCCCACCGCTCGCCAGCAATGATCCGAACTGGCTGCTGTTGGCCGCGCCGGATCTGTATCTCTATGGCGCGCTCCTGGAGGCCGCGCCTTACCTGAAGGACGATGGACGGATCCAGACCTGGGCGCTCGGCTTCTCGGCCGCGCTCAACAGTCTCAATAATCTGGGGCTGACCTCAACTTTCAATGCCGGGCCAATGACGGTTCGCGCTTCCGGTCAGATCATCTAGGAATCACAAGCATGGCCGCCTTCAACAAGTTCAACTGTTTCGTGCAGGATGTCGCTAACGCGCTGCACGACATGAAGACCGGGACGGCACAGGTCTACAAGGTATATCTCACCAACGCGCTGCCCACCGCGACCAACGCCGTCTACAATGTGCCCGCCGATCTCCCGGCCGGAAACGGCTACCTGTCGGGGGGAGCATCGATCGGTGCGGTCGCGGGATCGCAAACCTCGGGCACGTTCAGGTTCTTTGGCTCAACGAACCCGGCATGGACGGCGGCCGGCGGATCGATCGGTCCGTTTCAATATGCCGTTCTCTACAACTCGACTTCCGCAACCAAGCCTTTGATCGGGTGGTGGGATTACGGCACAGGCCTGATGCTCACCAATGGCAATACCTTCACGGTCGCGCTCGACCAGATCAACGGCATCCTGACGATTTCCTGATATGGCAGCATTTCTCGACGCGTGCAGATTTTCTCCGGCATCCGGAGGCACCGCAGATTGGTCGGTCGCGGGGCCCGTAGGAGGATACATGGCGCCCGCGGCGGCAGGAGCCGTCAATGGGCGCATATACAAGTATCGCGCGGAGAGCGCGGACCTTTCTCAATGGGAGCTCGGCGAAGGTACCTGGAACGCCTCGACCGGCGTTCTGTCTCGAACCACGGTCCTGTTCAATTCGTCTGGAACGGCGTCGAAGATCAATTTCTCCGTATCGCCGCAAGTAGCGATCGTGGCTCTGAAAGAGGATCTGATCTCGATCGAGGAAGCTAACAATTTCGGCACGGCACAGCGCGCTCAGGCTCGGGCCAATATCCGAGCCAACCTGTCCGAAAACGGAATCTTTATCGTCGACCGAAATGGCACCGACCTGACCGGGCTAACGGCCTCAGCGTATAACAAGATCATATGGACGAATAAGCAGGTCGATAACGAATCCTGGTTCGATACCTCGACTGGGAAGTATACCCCGCAGACCGCTGGCACCTATCTCTTTGTGCTGGATTGCACGACCGCGACAGGAACTTCTCCAACAGAGAGCTGTCAGCCGTCGCTTTACAAAAACGGCACGCGCATCAAGAACGGGGCTTACACGGCAGTTTCGGGCGGTATGTCGGGCGACAGCAACAAGCTGCTTGTTTGTGCTGTCCCGATGAACGGAAGCACCGACTACGTTGAGGCATATGTCTATATGCCAAACGGCGTCACGACATTGTTCGGTGCTACGTCAGGCACGCATTTTCAAGGCTTCAGGATTGGCGCCTAATGCGCCACCCGGAACCATTGCACGCGCTATGCGTGGCTTTGATGCGCCGAGATGGCTGGCCTTGGGCAGCTAAGCCAGGACGGGATTTCAACCGTCACCCTCGCTGCAAATACAGGCTCTCACTCGATCGTTGGTCGGCAGAAAAGCTTGCGGACAGCCTGGTCGCGAGCACGCGGGCCGATGTCATCACCGGTCGGGCGGTCAGCGTCGTCGGCAGACTGGCATCGGCAGTGGGGCGCCAGCTGTCCGGGCTCGGTCCTCGGTACGGAGCTTTTTACAACATGATGAGATTCATCATCGAGGTGCTGTGCGGCGTCGTGCTTTTCCAACTAGCGGAGGCGGTTTAGCAAATGTCGCTACTCGGGTTCGATGCAATCGGCCGCCTCGCTCTGGGGCAGACGAGGGTAAGCGGATCGAATGTTCTGGTCAGTGGATCAGCATCGTACGTCCTGGAGGGAAACGGGACGATCCTCGGTCTTCGCGAAACGGCGGCTCCGGCAAGCTACGCGCTAGCCGCCAATGCCTTGGCCTTTACTTCAAAGCTGAATGTAAGCTCGAGAAGCTACAATGTGAGCGGTGCCGTCGCGCTGTTCCCTATTGGTCTCGTATTGGGCGCGACGAACTACGTCCTCGCTGGAAATTCCGTGAGGACGGCCATGACGCTCAGCGTCATCGTGGGCGGCTACGTTGTTGTCTGTAACGGAGTGGTTGGGGCGGTTGCACTGAATGCGGGAACGATCGCGTATCAGGTGACCGGCAGCGCCGCGGCGACGGGCCGAGACTACGTGAATTGGTGGCCGGCCCAACCTATCGCGAGCAGCTGGGCTGGTGAAACAGTGCCGTCTCCTGAGTGGGTGACGAGCGCGACGGTTTCGCCTGCCTGGATCACGGACGTTCCAACGGTCACGGCGTGGACGCCCCAAATTGCTCCGGCGGGTGCCTGGATTGCTGATTCCGAGCAAGAAATTCCGGAGCCGGTTGTGCACTAGCGCCGCCCCTGCACGAAGCGCCGGACGCCTGACGTCGCCGGTCACGCGATTCGCAAAGCCTGCCGTCCAATATTCTGGAGACGATTGAACGATGCCCTTGCTTGCCACTGGCGAGTATCGCCCCGATGTCAGCGACTATGAAGGTCAGGCGACGCGAAACATCCTCAACGTGATTCCACGTGGTGACGGCTACGGACCATTTCCGAGCCTGTCAGCTTACGCGGCACCGTTACCAGCCGCGTGCAGGGGAGCCTTCTACGCGCTGAAGTCCGATGGCACGGTGGTCACATTCGCAGGAACCAGCAATAAGCTTTACAAGCTCAACAACACTGATTTCACCTGGACGGATGTGTCGTCAGGAGGCGGAACATACAGCGCGCTGAGCGCCAACGCGCAGTGGCAGTTCGCGCAAACCGGAAATTTCGTCTTCGCCACGCAGGCGAACACAGCGCTGCAGATGTTTGACTTGTCGTCGGCGTCGACGTTCGGCAATGCGCTCGGCTCGCCGCCGCAGGCGGCCTATATCGGGGTCGTCGGCCGGTTCCTGGTGCTGTCCGGATTGCTCTCGAACCCTTACCGGATTCAGTGGTCGGGGCTGAACAATTTCAACGCGGCCGACAGCTGGATCAGCGGCATCAAGTCGTCCGACTTCCAGGATTTTCCCGACGGCGGCATTGTTCGCGGCGTCGCCGGCGGCGAGGCTGGCATCATCTTTCAGGATCAGGCGATCCGGCGGATGTCCTATGTTCCGGGTTCGCCGATCGTGTTCCAGATCGATCGTATTACGCAGGACAAGGGTCTTTACGCGCCGTATTCGATCATCCGGGCCGGTGAGCGCATCTTCTTCTACGCAGGCCAGGGCTTTCACAAGATCGAACCGGGCGGCGTACCGGAGCAGATCGGCCGCGAGAAGGTCGATCGCACGTTCCTGGCGGATCTCGACAAGGGCAATCTGCAGCTCTTCGTGGGCGCGGCTGATCCGCGCAGTACCCGCGTGTACTGGGCCTACAAATCGGTCTCTGGCGCCGTCGGAAATAGCTACGACAAGCTGCTCGGCTACGACTTTCTGCTTGATCGCTTCTTTCCTGTCTCGATGACCGGAGAATATCTGCTGGGTGTCTCGCAGACCGGTCTGACGCTGGAAAACCTCGACACCATCTCGTCCTCGATCGACGCGATGACATTGAGCCTCGATGCCTATGCCACGGCGGTGCAGCCTGAAATCGCGCAGTTCAGCAATGCGCATGTGCTCGGCTTCTTTCGCGGCCAGAACCTGGAAGCGACGCTGGAAAGCGCGGAGCAGGGGACCGACGAAAACCGGATCACGATACGCGGCTTCAGGCCGATTACCGACGCCTCCACGCTGTACGGCTCCGTCTCTACCCGCGATACGCCTTCAGCGACCGCAGTCCCGGGCACTGAGGTGCTCGTGAATGCCAGAACCGGACGCTGCGACATGATGCAGGACACGCGCTACTCGCGGTTCAAGGTGCGGATCCCCGCTGCAACCCAATGGACCTTCTGTGCCGGCGTCGTGCCGGATGTCATCGCGAGCGGCGCGCTATGACGGCGTACGTTCCAGGCATCGTCGAGACCGACCTGAAGAAAATCGTGCTCGCCATCCAGGGCCTCGCCGCCGGCCGCTCGAACGCGGTCGGGTCGGTAACGCTCGCGACGGGTGCGTCGACGACGATCGTCTCGACACCGAACGCCGCGACGGGTTCGACGCCGATCCTGACGCCAGCTTCGGCAAATGCCGCGACGGAGCTTGGCAATGGCACGCTCTACGTCAGCGCCGTGACGAATGGATCGTTCACGATCACACATGTCAATTCAGCGACGCCAGCACGGACGTTCCTATACGCAGTGCTTGGCTAATACCGACAACGTAGGTCGCATTAGCGCGTCGGTACGCCCCCATAGGCAATCTACCCACTCTCACCTTGAGCGATCCATCTACGCGCGACGCAGTGTCGTGCGTCATTTCAGCGAAGGATTTAATCAATGGCTCCTCCATTTAGGGTTGGCCCCGGCGCGTTTGGAAAGGGGCTCCCCTTTCCACCTTTGCCGCCCTCCGGAAATCCCAGTGATCCCAGTCAGGTTCCGCAATTCCGGATGCCGTCGTTCGAAAAAATTCTGGCGCCCAGGCCCATCACGGATGCCTCACAGTTGGCAACGATGTCGATCCTTGATGTTCTACGCTATGGAGCGCTGTTTGCTCGAGTAATGCAGCAAGCCCACACGCTTGAAGGAGCCGACGCTAATCGGAACGCTGAGCGACCAATTGATGGCGCCGGCTCGACTGTACTTCCGCGCGACTTTCCAGATGCTGATCGACGTCCAGTAGAGCCACCGTCCGGACTTCCTAGAGACCAGCCACCGTTTCGGCCGCGAGGTCCACTAGGAGGTTTGGTTGCTCTGATGCTGGGAGCGGACCATCTCCGGCGATCTATCTCCGGCGATGAGGATAGGACTCAACCGATTCCCAATATAGGACCTAGAGCGACGCCGAATCCGGAAGGACAAGGCGCGCTAAGTCGATCTGATCCCAATGTCAGGCAACTTGAGCGTGTCGACATGATGGGAGCGGGACGGAAGCAGCCTCCGAAGATCGACTCTCCGCCCTTGGCGCCGGCGGACAACCAGGATCCTGATCCGAACGCCTCCGCTGACGGTGGTGGAAATGATGCCGATTGTGCAAAGGAGTGGTCAGATGCCCGCAAGGAATGTGAGGATGCATACAATAGCGGAGCGGCAAAGAGAAACCCGTTCCTCTATGGCCAATCCAAGAAGCGTAATGCGCTGTTTTCCGCTGAAGATTGCGAAAAGACCAGAGTGCGGGCGATATGTGGAGGAACGCCCCTTGACCCGGGCCTGAGTTATGAGGAGAGGCGGAAGCGCAACAACGCAATGTTTCGCAAGAAGTCGAAAGGTAGATAACTTTCCACTCGACCGCTTCATGCAATTTCGACGAGGCGCAGTGCGTGCATTTGCCAGATGGCTTGTGCCTACTCCGTCCATAAGCGAAGTCAATCTATGTCCGCTCTCGCGTCCTCGTCGCTCGTTTGTGTCGACCCTGTGCAGGTCCACGAGATTTGGCCACATGCAAGTTTGCTGCTGAGAGAAGCATGTATCCGAACCGCTCTGAGCGCATTCGAAGACATTGAAGCGGACATCCTTTCCGGCCTTAGTCTCCTGTGGCTCGCCTGGAACGGCCGGTCGATTCAGGCGGCAGCTACCACGGTCCTGATCAATTCCGAGATCGGCAAGGTTTGCGTCATCACCGCGTGCGGCGGCACCGGCATGAAGCGCTGGCTGCCGCTGCTCGATGGGATCGAATCTTATGCGAGAGACGAAGGCTGCGCGCGCGTCAGGATCTACGGTCGTAAGGGCTGGCTGCGCGTGCTCGACGGGTATCGTGCGAAGCATATCATCATGGATAAGGAAATTGCTGTCTCGCGGGTGGGTTGACGATTGTTCACCATATGTTCTATGGTTGATGTTGTGTGATCCCTCAACTCACCGAAGTGCAGGTAAGGGTGTTTGGCTTCCGTGGAGTAAATCTAGCGTTTGCTGCATTCCTTTGGGTATTTCCGGGTGCGGAAGCTTCGCGTGCCCAAATGCCAGGGGCGGAAAGCTATTCGGACGTGCTCGCATTCTGCCGAGGGGGCAAGGTGGACTCGCCGGTGCTTCAGCCAAAGGCAACCAGCCCGTTGACGCTTCGGGACGACAAGAGGGTCCTATGTGTCCACGATTGGATATTTTCGCAGCAAGAGCTCGCAGTTGCGAGGAGCCTTCAGCAGGACGGATATGCAGTCGTCAAAGGATTTGGCGGTGAAATCTCTGCGACGATCATGCTTGCCGACATGCTTAGGAGCAAGGAAGCGGTCGTCATCGTCCACGACTACTGCTTCGCGGCTTGCGCCAACTATCTCCTTTTCGCTTCCGCAGAAGCGTTCGTACCGAGAGACGCGATTGTTGCATGGACCAATCTCAAGACTGGGTTGTTGAGCAAGGATTGTTTGCGATTCGTGGAAACGTCCGACTCCGACGCGCAACATTTTGGCACATACCCATGTGCTTCTTCTGCCGATGCCCAACACCAGGCGTTCGCCGATCGCAAGGCCGAGTTCTATCATTCAAGGGGCTTTCCGGCCGGGTTCAAGGAGCCACCTGAAAGCACGACCATCAGAAGAATCCTGAAGCGGAAATTTGACCAGACCGGAGCGCCTCCAGCAGATCTTTTTTGGACGTGGAATCCACGGTATTCCGTGCGCCTGAAGACGAGGCTGATCTATGAAGCATATCCGCGTAGTCAGGACGAGATAGACGCTACCTTGGCCCGACTCGGTCTGTCGCAGTCGGTGATCTACGATCCCTAACTAGTCCATCCCTCAAATAGCGCGATCCGCCAGGATCGAACTCCGGTTGATGAGAATGCGGGGCACGTCCATGACGCGCCCCCGCGCCTTGCCACGTCAGCATCGCATGTGGCGACAGTATCGCAAGTTTCTGTCTCGATTTGTTCATGGAGCAATTCATGACGGCGCGGTTCGGGGACGATCTCTACCGGGTGGCAAATTTCGGAATCGACGGAGCGAGTCCACAGGAGTCTTGGTCGCGCATTCGCGACAAATTTCATGACATCAACGAGCCGGTGCCGCAGAAGCCAGGATTTCCCTGGTGGATCGATCCGTGGATGCCACCGGCGCCAGCTCCTTCTCCCCGACGGCCCAGATACCCTCTTCAGCCTGAGATTCTAGACAACTCGGCAGCTTCGTCGGTGCAGATGATGCCAGACGAGCGTGCGGGTGGCCTTCTCTGATGCCTTACGATGTCGTGCAAGAAAGGGCGGCTTCGCGCGGCACAAATAATCCCGGATTTCTCGGCGTGCCCAGATGGATCGAGAGCGAAGCTGGTTTGTCGTTTGATCTCACCGTCGCCGTCGTTGCGTAGCGCGCTGCGCTGCGCGCTCACGCAGTGAACACAATCATTGATACCAGGAGAAATTGATGGGTGGACAATCTTCATCGACCCAAACGCAGCAGTCCCAGACCGCTCCATGGACGGCCGCCCAGCCGATGTTGCAGGGCATCCTCAGTCAGCTTGGTTCCCGGTTGAACAACACCGGACTCACATCAGCAGAGACCGGTGCATTGACCATCCTTCAGAGCAACGCCGCGCAGGGCAATCCCTATGCCGGTCAAATTGGTGGCTATGCCAACTCGCTGCTGGACGGCGGCGGCGCGAATGCGCAGGCCGGAAATGTGCAGGATAATCTTGGCACGTTGCAGCGGCAGCTCACGCCCTATGCTAACGGCAGCATGATCGGAAACAATCCGGCACTGACAGCGCAACTGGCACAAATCCAGAGCGATGTCGGCAACAGCATCAATTCGCAGTTCGCCGCGGCCGGCCGTGACCTCAGCGGAGCCAACCAGATGGCTTATGGGCGCGGGGTCGCTGCGGCCGAGGCGCCCGTGATCGCGGCACAGTACAACCAGGATGTCGCCAACCAGTTTAATGCGGCGAACGCGCTCTACGGAGCCGGCAACACCACTGCGAATACGCTGAGCGGTATGCAGCAGAACTATCTCACCAACCAGGGGCAGGGCGTCACGGCCTCGCAATCCGCGCTCGATGCCCGGAACTACGGCGCCAACGCAACGCTGGCCGAGGAGGCGCAGCGCCGCGGCATTCCGGTGCAAGCGTTGAGCCTGCTCGCACAGATCGGTGTGCCGATCGCGCAACTCGGCCAGCAGAGCAATGGGACGACGAACACCACCCAGCAGATGTCCGGTGCGCAGCAGTTCGGGGCGATTGCTAACGGCATCGGCAGCCTGTTCAAATTCTTGCCGTCCGACATGCGGCTGAAGGAAGACGTTGCCGCCGTTGGCGCGCTGTTCGATGGGACGCCCGTCTATGGTTTTCGTTACAAGGGAGCGCCTGCCTACCACATCGGCCTGATGGCGCAGGATGTGGAACGGACCGCGCCGCATGCCGTCCTGGACATCAATGGCTACAAGGCCGTCGACTATCACGCCGCGACGGAAACCTCTCGCAAGCTCGGCGAGGTGCGCTGATGGGATTGCTTGACGACTATTTGAGGTTTGATCCGAGGCTTTTCGATCCGGCTGGAGGATTGTATGGTCGGCTGGTCTCCCTGCAGCCGCAGTTGAGTTTCGACCAGTCCGCGCAGGGCTCGCCTTTCCCGGCAGTCCCCGGCGCCGGGAGTTCGGATCTACCGGCAAGCAACCGCGACACAACGCCGCCAGATGGACCGAGTGCAGCTGGGGTGCCTCAAACGCCGTCGAGCTGGCCGCGCGACGATGGGCAGACGCTCAACATGCGTATTGGAGATTACTGGATGCCGCAGTTCGGCCGCGCGGAACCTTCCGCGCCGGTCGCCGTCCCTACATTCGGTGATCGATTGAATGCCGGCTTTCAGAGTTGGGCTCATACCCCGCTAGGCAACCCATTCGCGGCTCTCGCCAACGGCTTGACGGGATTTAACTCCGGCCAGCGTTCGGTCGAGCAGACTGGTCGAACCGCCCCTGCGTTTCCCGACAATCAAGAGGAGCCAACACTTGGGGGGGCACCCGGTCGAAGCCCTGGCGCTTACCTGCGGAGGAGAGGTCTGAACAATGGCCGATGAACCCAGCAACGATCTTACGGGCGCTGCCCATGATTTGGCAGTGGCAGGCTACAAGCCGATGCCAGATCGCAGAGCGGACGAAGAGGAGCCGATCGGCAGCGACAATGCATCGCTTCGCGAGGCCGCAGAGAAGATCTCGGAACAGTCTGAGGACGTGGTTGTCCGGCAGTATCGGGACGCGGAGGGGAAGCCCGCTGCGGCGAATGAAGCGGTAACCTTACGGCGCGCCAGCCGTGATTATGCGGCTGCCGTGGCGGCCGAGAAACTGATCGCCGACGGCGAAGACGCCGAACGATTAGCCGAGCGGGTCGACGCACTGCGCATGGAGGCGCTCGCAAGCGACCCGGAGGCGGCCGAGTTCTACGGCTTCGACCTGCCTGAAACCGGTGTCGCGGAAGCCGGGCGAAGCAACGGCGACGTGAGGACGCAAGATGCCGAAACGGGCGCCAACTTCAACGAAGGGATCGATCCTGCTCTGGCGAGAGCGCTGGAGCATCCGCAGGTGCGTCAGGCGATCGATGAGGAGATCGCAGAAACGCACAAAGTCCGCCAGGGCTATCTTGATGCCCTTACCGGCGCCACGCAGATCGCGCAGGCGAGCTTCGTCAATCAATTTCCCGAGCTCGTCGGCGTTCCGCTCGAGAACTTGCCTGGCGTCCTCGAGCAGATGTCGCGACACGAGCCGGCCAAATTTGCGCGCGTTCAGAGCGCGATCGCGGCAACGGACCAGCTTCTTGCACAACATCAACAAGAGAGCCAACGACAGGCTGAAGCCGCGTATCACTCCTTTCGCGCTCACGCGAAATCAGAGGACGCGCTGTTTGATGCGATGTTGAAGGGAGAGCCCGTCGAAACCCAGCGCGCCGTGATGCAGGAGATCATCGCATCGGCCAAGGCGAGTGGACTCGAGGCTTCCGAGTTGACGTATTTGCTCAACACCGAGCCGCTGATGCGCAACGCCACCTTTCAGCGGATGATGTACGACGCGGGAAAATATCGCCTGATGATGAAGGCGAAGGATGCCGTCACCACCAGACCGCTTCCGCCGGTGCAGCGACCGGGCGCCGCGGCATCGCGTGGCGAGCGCGAGAACGTGGATCTTCGAGCGCTCAATGCAAGGCTTTCGAACACTGGCGATATCAAGGATGCGGTAGCGCTTTATCATGCGCGAAGAGGCGCCAGGCGGTGAAGCGCACGACCGCGGTAGGCTCGTCAACCTTGACAATGTTCGCTATATGTTCTATTCCGATTGTCGGATTTGACGGAATGCCATGCAAGGCAAATTTTCAAATTTGAGCTCGACGTTGCTGAGATGGGCAGCCTTGCTGGTCATTGCTATCTTCTGGTTGCTATTCGTGCCAGCCGCACGTGCAGGTGACTACGCAGTTGCTTATGCGCTTGATGTCGGAGGTCGCCAGGAAACCGGCATTGTCGACAAGTGCAATACTGAAGCAACTTGCAATATCGAGTTCAAGACTCAGCTGATCTCGATCAAGCTGTCTTTCTTTGAACGCGACAAGAAGGTCAAGATCGCGATTCACGGCGCGCGACCGGGTTGCTGCTTCTTCTATGGCGGCACGACGTCGGTGTCGCGTGACGCTGGTTCTCTGGTCGGCCTTACCGTTTATGAGGGGCACCAGCGCAGGGGAAACGAGTTCGTTGTGAATTTCCACATCGGTACCCTGTTCCTGAGATTCGCTCAGGCGGATTAGAGATCGCCGGCTGAGCCGCCGACATTATTCTTCCAAGCAACTGGCCGCAGGCTCCGAAGATCTGACCTTCCGAGGCATCGGGGTCACATGCATTGTAAGGGCCAATATGGAGAAACAGGATGGCGGAAATTGAGAGGAAATACCTTGCGCCGCTCAATCCGAGGACGGTGATCAACGAGGCGGATCGGCGGCGGGTCTATGACATCGTTCGTGGGCAATTGTCCGATCTTATCGTCGGCGATCAGGCTTATTATCCCGATGGCGTGCAGAAGGATAATCAAGCCCGCGCTGACGCTGTGGATGGCTACATCGATGCGATCGCGGCCTTGCGCGGTCAGATCGATGATCCGTCGGACATTCTGGGCGGACTGCTCTCAGATCTTGGGAAATATGCCGACGCGATCAAGAAGCGCATCGGCCGCGAATCGCCGATCGACCATATCGAGCTTCCTCCGGAATTGACCCCGCAAGCTCCGGACAAGGACTGGCTTTACGTGGATCCTGACCACGGTCCATTCTCTCCGCCAAGCCCACTATCGACAAGTCGAGATCCAAGGGAGATCAAAGTTTCGTTTCGGTTACCCGGCGGCAATGGCGAACTCAGGCGGCATCCGCAAGGGAGTTCCGGTTCGCCGATGCCGACGAACGGTGGAAGTGCGGATAAGGGCCTCCCGCGTTCGTTAATTGCGAGCGGATTGGTTAGTGGACAACCGATGCGACAGTGGCCGGTTGACCTCCCGATTTTCTTCCGGTCTTGAGCCTGAGGTTCGCAGATGACAGACGATCGAGATTTTCTCGGGCACGCCGAATCCATCACGGAAAAGGCCTGTGGCCAGCCCGCTACCGTTAGCGAGATCGCCGACAACTTTGCCCTTTATGGATTGAGCAAGCGCGTGGCCGCCCTGGACAGGCTCGATGCGGAGCTCGCCGGAGAGATCAATTCGGGCTCGCATAGCCTTCGGCGCCACGTGCGCCTTCAGGAACTGCGGCGCAGGATGACCGATCTCCATCATGCGTTGCGCAGGGCGAAACGCTGAAGCGGGCGATGGTCAATCCTGTGTTGGCAACGCTCGCGCAAGCTCGCTTGCGTGCCGCACCAATATTTGTTCGCTGGTGTGAGTTGCACGGCGCGGTTCCGTATCCCGCAGCGCCGGCGATCGTTGCCCGGTTCGTGGTCGACTGCGCATCCCTCGGCGTCGAGCGGCTGTGGCCGGCAGTGCAGGATATCTCGAAGCTGCATGTGTCGGCGGGTCTCGCCGACCCCACGCTCGGAGGCCCGGCTGCGGCGGCAATCGCGCATATTGCAGAAGTTGAACCGCCGAGATCCTGGCCGGACGATCGCAAGACGCGCTTCCGGTCATTGCCTTACGATGTGCAGATATTCATTGCAGCCCATGAGGCGCGTCGCGACAAGGCGTTGCGGCGCGCCCAGAACGAAGCGGCCGCGGCGCTGAAGCGATTTGAAGCGCTGCAGCGGACGTCCTGCGCACAGCCAGAAAGGACCAGAGATGAAGCCAGCCCGCACGCCACCAATTGAAAGCCATATCAGTGAACTTCGTGCCGAAATTGAAGCCATCATCGATGCACGTGCGCAGGCTGTAGCCAGGGAGAGCCCCGGCGTACCCATCGGCGTGATCCGCAACCTTCTGATCGCGCGGGCTCCTGCCTGCCCGTGCGCCCAATATCTCCAGCTCGGTCGCGCGGAATAACGAAGGGGCTACCGCTCATCGACGAGAGCTGGCCTCGCGAAAATTCATCAAGGGAAAGTACCATGACTCTCTACAAATGGTCCCGGGTTGCGGCCTCGGATGCAACCGCTGACAGCTCGATCAATTGGCAGGAGGGACAGGCGCCTTCGAGTGTCAATGACTCCGCGCGCGCGATGATGGCGGCCACAGCAAAGTATCGCGACGATATCGCCGGCGCGATTGTCACGACCGGATCCAGCACATCTTATGCGCTGTCAAGCTATCAGCAATTCGACAGCTTCACGAACATGAACGGTACGATGATTGCCTTCACGCCGCACATCACAAACGGCGGAATCACCGTCATCAACGTCGACGGGCTCGGTAACCGTCCGCTGAGAACTGCGCCCGGCGTCGAATTGCAGGCCGGAGTTATCATCCAGGGTACGCCCTATGCGGCGACTTACAGTAACTCTGATGCAGTGTGGTATCTGCACGGCTTCTTTGGCAATCCATACAACGTGCCACTTGCGGCCGGCATGGATTACTGGGCACCTACCGCCCCGAACAGCTCGTTTGTTTTTCCAGTCGGGCAGGCGATCTCGCGCACGACCTATGCGACGTTGTTTGCGCTGGTCGGAACGCTCTATGGAGTGGGCGATGGTTCGACCACGTTCAATATACCCGACAAGCGAGGACGTGCCTCTGTGGCAGCTGATGGCGGCGCTGGTCGGATCACGGGTGCCACGTTCTCCAGTTTGTCGCTCAGCGGAACGGGCGGTTCCGAGACCCAAACCCTTGTTACCGCAAACCTGCCACCCTACACCCCGACGGGTTCGGTATCAGGCGGTATAACTGGCAATGCCTTCGCGAACTTCTTCTCGACTACCACTGGCACTCAGGCAAACGTGTACAGTCCGACTACTGGCACTGCGAGCCCACTTCAGGTAACCGGGACTTTCTCCGGAACGCTGGCGGCTAACCCTCAAGGAGGCACGAGCACGCCATTTTCGAACGTTCAGCCAAGCATTGTCTGCAACTACATCATGCGGATTATTTGATCCGTTGAGGGCATGATGCTTTTGCTCACAATGCTGCCGGGCGTAACGGTGACATTTTTTCCGATCTCCACGCCGCGCAAGATGATCGCACCTGCTCCTATTTGAACGCCATCGCCGATTGTAACCGGGCGATCTGCAAGCTCAACTTGCCGGGGATGCCCGATGGTGAAGATGCTTCTAATTTGTGTGTGTCGTTCTGCGGCGCGTAGCGGGTGCGTGTGATTATCGAAAATATTCACGTTAGGGCCGACTGTGACGTCGTTCCCTATCTTAATTGACACGCCAGACCATATCCGGGCGCCAACATCAATGTAGCAGTTACTTCCTATCTCGATGTCACCACCGTGAGCAAAAACAAACAGTTCACCGCCTACAAATGAATTCTCGCCGATCCTAATGTGTGCGCTGCTTTCGCCTGCGTTGAGAATCCTGGCCCTCCAGCCTAACCTTGCCCCTGGTGCGAGCGTACAAGTAGGGCGTCCAAGAAATGCTCTCGCCAGAAAGCCTAAGTTGGCCTGAACCATTGCCTGATATCGGCCTTGAGGAAGAGCCACGTGGATTTCAGGACAACCTTCCAATACGGAAGAATACGCGGGTCCCGCGCGTAGCGTCGTGTGGTTCGATCAGTGTGCATGTCGCTGCGTTTATCATCACACCCCACTATAGACAATATTTGCAAACGATGTTGCATTGCAGCGTAGGCCGCCTCTGGGCGGCTTTTTCTTTTGGAGATGCTATGACTGACCTCGTTGCCCTAACGGCGGCGAACGCTACCCGCTGGACAAAAGCCAAGTTGACCCGGAATTTCTCCGGTACCGCCAAGAGGCTCGTCGCTCCGACTGCCAAAGGTCGGTATCAGACGGTGTCGGCCAGGACTGGCGTGCCCTGGTTCTTCATCGCGGTCGCCCATGAGCGGGAGGCTTCACAGAACTGGAACACCCAGCTTGGGCAGGGCGACCCGCTCGGAAGCGTCTCGGTCCATGTTCCGAAGGGAAAGGGGCCGTTCAAGGCCTGGGAAGACGGCGCCTTTGACGCGCTGGTCAGTTGTGCGCCCTTCGCTGCCCGAAACAGGGACTGGTCGATCGGTGGCACGCTGACCATGCTCGAGCAATATAACGGGCTCGGCTATGCAGCTCGGGGCAAACCGTCGCCCTACATCTGGTCCGGCACCGATCAGTATGTCTCGGGTAAATATGTTCGGGATGGGGTCTTCGACCCGAGCGTCGTGGATCAGCAACTCGGCTGCGCCGGCTTGTTGGCGGCGATGATGCAACTCGATCCGACCATCACCTTCACCGGGGCGAAGATTACCCCGGCAGGAACGGCGCCTTCGCCAGCGCCAAAGCCTCCTCCGGGCACTCCATCGATCCACGCTCCCGCCAAAGGCTCCCTCGGAGCCTTTTTTGTTGACCTCTTCAGATCTCTTTTCGGAAGGACATGACGATGCTCTGGCTGATCCTGACCTTGCCCGGACTGCTTTGCGCGTATTTCATTGTGCTGCGGCCGGTCTTGCACGCGATTCCAGCTCTCAAATCCTTCTACGATGAGGCCGATACGTTCTGGGGCAAGGCCTGGGCGCTGGCCGGACGATCTGTGACGGTGATCTGGGGCCTCTTCCTGACCGGTCTTGGGACCGTCTTCCAGTGGCTTGATCCGATCGCATCTGCCTTCGGCGATCCTGATCTCAAGGCCCAGATCATGGAGGCGCTGAAGAACAACCCTCGATATCTGGCCTACGCCATGATCGGAATCTCGACGATTACGATCGTCGCGCGGCTGCGGTCGGTAGGAAAGAACTGATCCATGTGGATGGCTATTCTTTCATTCCTTGGTGGTCCCGTCATCAAGGGCCTGATCGATGCGTATCAAGCCAAGCTGAAGGCTGGAAACATTGAGAGCAGGATCGCGGCCGATCTCGCTGCAAGCGAGATCGCAGCCCAGACGGCCGAGGCGCAGGCGCAGAATCAACTCAAGCTCGCCGAGATCGGTCGTCCCTGGGAGCCAGAGAAGTTGGCGTTCTATGTCACTCTTACCTTTTATGCGAAGTGCGTCGTGTGGGACAAGGTTCTCGGTCTTGGGACGACGCCGCAGCTCGCGGGAGACGTAAGCACCTGGGCTGGCATGATCATGGGCTTCTATTTTGGAAAGCGCACGTTCGAGAATGTCGCACGCATCATTCGACGGTGACCGCATGCACGAAGCTGATGTCAAAACGATCGTGATGGAAACGTTGATTGAGCAAGATAGGGTACGGCGAAGCGATATCGACGCGGTGGTGGTCAAGACTATTGCGACTGTTTTGACTTCATTCGGCTTTGAAGAGGGGGACCGACGCGAGCTGCGCGCCGATTTTCAGCACCTCCGGCGCTGGCGACGAAGTGTCGAGCAGGCACAAAACTATACATTCAAGGCGGTGATCACTATGCTTGCCACGGGTTTTCTCGGAGCCGTTTGGTTGGGCATCAAGGCCACGCTCGGAAAATGACTCGCGGAGCGCGGAGCGGATTGATGTCCTTGGACATAGATCTGGGCGCCTTGGCGGACAACAGAATCATTGAGGCGCAGAAATGTATCGGATACGCGAGGTCGAAGCCCTGGACGAAGCGGTGGCGGACTCGCTCGCCGAGCTTCATCAGCTGATATTCTCCGACGGGACCCGTGTACCGGACTTCGAGCAAGGATATTGGTGGATTGCGTTCCGTGGCGCGAAGCCAATCGCATTCGCGGGTGTCGTTCCTTCAACCCATGTTACAAATGCTGGATATCTGTGCCGCGTTGGCGTCGTGATGCCGCACTGCGGCCACGGCCTGCAGCTGCGGCTTACTCGCGCGTTGGAAGCACGAGCGCGCCGTGCCGGCTGGAAGGCGATCGTTTCTGATACCACCGACAACATCTTCTCGGCCAATAATTTTATCCGGCAGGGGTATCGGCTCTTCGAACCTGGCTCGCCCTGGGCATGGCAGCACACGCTGTATTGGCGGAAAGAGCTCGTCTAG